CCGCTCTCTGCCAACTACTCAGTTGGTGGTGGTATGACCTCTTCGCAACTTGAAAAGCGTGGAGAGTCAGCAACTCCATTCTCGGAAATGTCATTCACCATTGACAAGGGAACGGTAACTGCACAGGCTCGCGCTCTGAAAGCAGAGTACACCACAGAACTCGCACAAGACCTCAAGGCCGTTCACGGACTTGACGCTGAGAGCGAACTGTCGAACATTCTTTCGACAGAAATTCTCGGTGAAATCAACCGCGAGATCATCCGTACTGCTTATCTCACAGCCGTCACAGGTTCAAATGTTGACAACAATGCGAACAACACAGGAAACGGTCGTTGGATGGTGGAACGCTTCAAGCACTTGGTGTTCCGTATCGAGCAAGAAGCCAACACAATTGCCAGAGCAACTCGCCGCGGCAAGGGCAACTTCCTCGTATGCAGCACCAATGTTGCATCCGCTCTGTCGCTCGCCGGTCTGCTTGACTACAGCAGCCCATTCAACGGCAAAAGCGTTGCAATGCCTGACGAAACAGGTGATCTGTTCGTGGGTACTCTGAACGGCCGCATCAAGGTGTATGTGGATCCTTTCGTAACCGCAGACTATTGCATGGTTGGTTACAAGGGAAGCAACCCCTATGACGCAGGTTTGTTCTACTGCCCATATGTGCCGCTACAGATGGTGCGTGCAGTTGACACCAACACATTCCAGCCCAAGATCGCGTTCAAGACTCGCTACGGTATGGCAACAAACCCATACAATGTTTCGGCGAACAATGGAAACATCGACATCAATGTTGGTGGAGTGACTGCGCTGACCCGCAACAACAGATACTTCCGTATCTTTGCGGTAAGCAACATCTCTGGCTGATTGCCAAGTTAAGTTACTGAAACTAAACTGGCGGGGGGGAGAAATCCTCCCCGCTTTCTTTTTGGATACATAGAATGGAGAAACGATGGCCAACTTCAACAGCAGTAAACCGCAAGTAGAGAACTACCTGTATCCCACATCGTTTAAGTTCACGATGACGCGCATTCCAGGCGTGATATACAATTGTCAAACTGCAAACATTCCAGGCGTGTCTGTGGGAGAAGTTACTACCAATAATCCGCGCAGCGGTAGAACACTAAAGATTCCTTCTCAGAATCTGCAATTTGAAGATTTACAGATCAAGTTTTTGGTGGACGAAACCATGAACAACTGGCTAGAAATATACAACTGGCTTCAAAGTTTGCGAGTGGTGAATGATTGGGAAACCGTAAAGCCCCTTGTTAAAGATGTAAGGAACAGCCTAAACGGACAACTAGACGACGGCACAATGTTTGTCTATAGTAGTGCCAACAATGTGGTTCGTAGATTCAAGTTTCACAATATGTTTCCAAAGGAATTGTCCTCTTTGGATTTCGATAGCGGTAGCGACAATCCTGAAGCAATGACTGCAACTGCCACAATTGCATTTGAGTACTTTACAGTAGAAACACCTTGACTTGTTTGCCGTTTGAGGTATACTTTCATAATGAAATTAGAAGAACTTCGTGCCATGGTCAAAAAAGATTTGACCGTTGATCCAACAGAACTCGACATTGCATCTCTCTTGGTGCCTCAATTACACTCCAAGTATTTGAATCTGCTGATGGATGAGAAACTGATCCTTCGCAAACTGAAACTGGAACTCTCTGCGCTTAAACGCGAAAAGTGGGAGTACTACTCTGGCAGAATAAGCGAAGAACGCCTTAGAGAACTTGGATGGGAACCTTTCCATCTGAAAATTCTACGACAAGACTTGGACAAGTACTTGGATAGCGATGCAGATTTGGCGGCCATTCTTACCAAACTTGCTTTCTCTGAAGAGAAGGTGGAGTTTCTTACAGGTGTTATCAAAGCGGTCGGAAATTTGCATTGGAACATCCGTAGTGCGATTGACTGGAAAAAGTTCACACACGGAGCATGATGCAAACAATCACAGGATTTGTTGGAGAAGGAGCGGTATATGCTTCATATCTGAAGCAAGCATATCGTTTTGCTCAACATAGTCCTGATCCATCAACGCAAGTTGGATGTGTCATTGTACATTCAAAGATGGGAGTTATCGCAGGAGCATCCAATTCTATACCTGAAGGATTGCATCATACACAAGAAAGATTAGACGATCCTTCACACAAAAACATATACATGGAACACGCTGAGAGAAACGCTCTCTATCGTTGTTGCCAAAGTGTATTGTCTACCACAGGATGTCATGCGTATGTGACTCTGGCTCCATGCATAGACTGCGCCAGAGGATTGATTCAATCGGGAATCACTCAGGTGATCGCTCACCGAGAAATGCTTGATTTGTATGCTCCTGATGCATCAATGCATAGGCGTGCGAGCATTGAGCAAGGATGGAATATGCTATGCGAAGCAGGAATCAAATGTGCATTATGGTCTGGAGTGGTGTTTCAAGTTCAAACAGTTTCCGTGCGCGTGAGAGGGAAACTATGGACACCCTAAATACAACTATGGAGAGCATTATTGTCAGCAAAAAGAACTCCGTGTATTTAAAGGTTGATTGTGGAAGCAAGAGTGTTGCACAAGAACTGACAGACTTCTTTACATTCAAGGTGCCTGGATTCCAATTTATGCCTGCGTATCGCAGCAGAATGTGGGATGGTAAAATTAGACTGTACAATCAGCATTCGCAAGAACTGTACTGCGGACTACTTGAATATGTAAAGTCGTTTGCGAATGAGCGGAATTATTGGATAGGTGTTTCGTTTCCTGAAGCACAAGACATATGGACACACGAAGATGTCTGCAAGTACATGAAAACCTTGAAATTGGTAGCGGCCGGTAAACCCATTGATCCCCACCAACACCAAGTGGATGCAGTATGCCATTCGTTGAACCGATCAAGATGTCTGTTACTTTCTCCTACTGGCTCGGGTAAAAGTCTCATCATTTACACGCTGATGCGTAGACGCTTGGAAGAAGACACACGAAAGGTTCTCATCATTGTTCCCACCACATCACTTGTGGCGCAGATGGAAAACGATTTCATTGACTACTCTTCTGGCGACAAGTCTTGGAAAGCGCAGAAGCACATTCACAAGATTTTCGCAGGACAGAGCAAAACTACTGAAAAACGAGTGGTCGTTACCACCTGGCAGAGCATCTACAAGCAACCAGTAAAGTGGTTTCAACAGTTTGGATCAGTATTTGGTGATGAGTGTCATCTATACAAAGCAAAATCGCTGTCAACCATCATGTCTCGCCTAATCGACTGCGAGTTCCGCGTAGGAACAACTGGAACGCTCGACGGCACTCAAACGCATCGTCTTATCATCGAAGGACTATTTGGTGCTGTTCATAAGGTCACAAGTACCACAGAACTCATTAAGCAGAAACTACTCAGCGAGTTTACTATCGACTGTATCACGCTGAAGTATCCTGACGAAGACTGCAAGGCAGTGAAAGCCATGCGTTATCAGGAAGAAATAGACTTCTTAGTTTCGCATCCCAAGCGCAACAGGTTTATCGTAAACTTGGCTTGCAACACCAAAGGCAATACGCTAGTGCTGTTTCAGTATGTGGAGAAACACGGTAAATCTCTGTACGATATGATTCTTGCACAGGGTAAACCTCTTGGGAAAGAAGTATTTTTTGTGTATGGGGGAACCGAGGTGGAACAACGCGAGTATGTGCGTACACTAGCAGAAACCAAAGATAATGCCATAATTGTAGCGTCTTATGGAACCTTCAGTACTGGAGTTTCCATTCGTAGACTACATAATATAGTGTTCGCATCCCCATCCAAGAGTAGGATCAGGGTGCTTCAAAGTATCGGTCGTCAACTCCGCAAGTCGGAGCATAAGGAAAAAGCCAAACTATATGATGTGGCAGATGATCTGCGGTGGAAATCCAAAGTGAACTTCACTTTGAATCACTTTTTGGAGCGTATGAAAATCTACGCAACCGAGAAGTTTGACTACAGCACAGTCACAATTAAACTATAGGAGGCGCAAATGGAATACAGCGATCCAACCATAATCAAACTAAAGACAGGTGATGATATCATTGCAACTGTGCGTGGTATCACCAAGACTCGAATGGTATTAGAAAATCCATTCACATTAGAAACTCTTACGCTGATTGACCAAAATGGAATTCCCCGCGAAGAACGGATGCTAATGAAAAAGTGGACAAATTGGACAAAGGATGGAATCATCTCTTTGCCCAAATCGCACATCTTGGATTGTATGACACCAAGTAATAGCGCAGTTGCTCATTATCTCATGGTATTGAAGAATGGTGGCATCTTTAAGATCAGTAAGAAAGAACAGGCTGATTTGGAAGCAGGAACTTCATTCATGGAAGAATTGCTTGATCAAATTAAGCGTGGTGAAATTACACCCGATATGATTGAAGAAAGTCGTCTTGAAAGTGAACGCATGGAAGAGAATCGCGCATCTGACCCCACCCCTGAGCAACTCCCTAATGATGAAAAGAATGGTGGTGCTGGTAAAGAGTATGGCAATAAACCAAATGATTGGTCGCCCGATCCGCGTGACTACTTTTAATATATTATGGTCCGTGAAACCTTCACTCTATGTAGTACAGGTGTAAGCAATGCCTGCGAGAAATTTAATACTTTTCTTACAGACTAGCGCCAGTGGAAGAATGTGATATACTTCTGATCGAAATGGAGACATATTATGAAGAAGCGTAAAGTAAAACCAAAAGCAGAAGATGAACTTGATATAGATGCCGCAGACATAGAGAAAGATGTTGAAGAAGAAACACAGTCTGGGCATTACATTGATAACAAAGTGTTCTATGCAGAGATGGTGAAGTGGAAGGCGTTAGTTGATACTGAACGAGCAGCAGAGAGAAAGACGCCGCCTGTAACTGACTACATTGGCAAATGCTTTTTAGATATTGCCAATCATTTGTCGTATCGACCAAATTTCATCAACTATCCATACCGAGAAGAAATGATTGGCGACGGCGTAGAAAATTGCCTGATGTATGCCAGTAACTTCGATCCAGGCAAGTCCAAGAATCCGTTCTCATACTTCACTCAGATCATCTACTTTGCCTTTCTACGCAGAATTGCCAAAGAAAAAAAGCAAATGTACATCAGGTACAAATTGCTAGAAGCGGCAGACAAAACAGGCAAAGTTAGACGCAATTTATTGGACTCATCAAACGGCGACACCAACGATCCTGTTGCCGAGTTCTTTCATCTATCACCAACAGATATTGCCAAGTTTTCCAAATCAGATACTAAGCGAAGATTAGGCAAAAAAAGTAGGAAGGTAACACGCAATCGGCTTGACGATGTGTGAATTGAGTGTATACTTCTATGTAAGTAGTTCGCTATGAAACTAGCCATTATCAACGATACGCATTTTGGCGCCAGGTCTGATTCGCCAGTATTTGGTGAGTACTTTTTCAAGTTCTTTGATGAAGTGTTTTTTCCTTATTGTGAGAAACACGGCATCGATACCATATTGCACTTGGGTGATCTTTTAGATCGCCGTAAGTTTGTAAACTTCCAAACGCTGAATCAGGTACGCACTCGTTTCATGGAACCTTTGTTACAGCGCGGTATGACCGTGCATTGCATTCTAGGTAATCACGATGTGTACTACAAGAATACCAACTTAGTGAATGCTCCCAAAGAATTGTTTGGAGAACGCTACACCAATTTCAACATTTACGAAGAGCCGGTTGAGTTGCAGTTTGACTCCCTGCGCGTTGCGATGGTGCCTTGGATAAACAAAAACAATCAAGAAGGCTTTCTACGCTTCATCAGGAAGAGCAAGTGTCCCGTGATATGCGGACACTTTGAACTGGAAGGTTATCAGATTATGCGTGGAGTGAAGTTTGAAGGTGGTGGTATGCCTGCTAGTCTACTCGCTCGTTATGAAATGGTTCTATCGGGCCACTTTCATCACAAGCATGGAGGAGGAAATGTGCAGTACTTGGGTACACAATATCAGATCACTTTTGGTGACTTGGAAGACCGCAAAGGATTCCATGTGCTTGATACTGAAACCCGCGAATTAGAGTTTGTAGAGAACCCGCATAGAATGTTTCATGCCATTCGATACGATGATTCGCGGCATGACTACAGCAAACTGCTAGAGAACGCAGACTTCTCGCGGTATGCAAACACTTTTGTAAAGGTGTTCGTGGACGCCAAGACCAAGCCATATATGTTTGACAAGTTCTTGGATGGCATCTATACCGCCCCTGCCATGGGTGTAACCATTGTGGAGCAGAACCCTGATACCAGTACAGGCGAACCCGCAGCAGATATGGCACTAGACACACTTGGTCTAATCAACAAAGAGATTGATGGCATGGAAGAAGTGCATGACAAGCCCATGCTGAAGCGCATTGTGCGCGATCTGTATATGGAGAGTATGTCTCTATGATTACCTTCACGAAGGTTCGATTCAAAAACTTTGGATCGTTTGGAAACAACTTTACTGAGATTCAACTGAACAAAGCCAAAATGATTCTTGTTTCGGGCAGCAACGGACATGGTAAGTCATTTGCTTTGCTTGATTCTATCACTTTCGGATTGTTCGGAAAGCCATTCAGAAAGATCAATCTTCCTCAGTTGGTGAACAGCATCAATGAGAAAGATTGTTTGGTAGAAGTGGAGTTCAACATCGTCAATGATTCCTACCGCGTGGTTCGCGGCATCAAACCTAATCGGTTTGAGGTGTGGAAGAATGGTAATTTATTGGATCAGCACGCCACCACAAAGGATTATCAGAAAATGCTTGAAGAGCAGATTCTGAAAATGAATTACAAGTCATTCACTCAGGTGGTGATTCTAGGTAGTTCTTCATTTGTACCATTCATGCAGTTGCCGGCATCTGATCGCCGCGCGGTGATCGAAGATATCCTTGATATCAATGTGTTCTCTACCATGAACACCATTCTCAAGGCGAAGATGTCTACTCTCAAAGAAGAGATTGCAGATAACGAACGCAAGATCGCTATTCTCCACGAGTCTATCCGCGCCCAAAAAGATTTAATCGCAGGACTAAAGAGCAAGACTGATGAACAGGTGCAGGGGAACTTGAAAGAGATTGCCCGCTCTGAATCGCTGATTGAAGAGAGGCAGGAAGAACTGGTTGCCCTAAATGAGCAGATTGAGAAAGTAAAGGTCAAGTTACAAGGCAAAGTTGCTTTGCTGAAACAGATCACCAAACTGGAAACCTTTCAGAAGCAACTAGAGTCCAATCGCAAAAAGATAGGCGAGGAGTTGTCATTCTTTGACAACAATGAGGTATGCCCCACTTGCCATCAATCCATCGACAAGGCTAGTCAGCCTATTCACGGATTACTATGCAAGAAGAAAAGCAAGCAGGGTGAACTGAACGAAGCAGTTGGCGCCATTGTCACCGAGATTCAAACCAAGCGAACGCAGATCGAAGAGTACGAAGAGGTATCTACCGAACTAGAAACGCTAAACACGCATACGATGGAGGCGAACAGCACCATTACGGCGTGCAACTCCTACATCGGCAAACTCAGCAAAGAGAACAAAGCCATTCAGAGCAAAGAAACTGAAGACACAGATCATCAAAAGCGATTGGTGGATTTTGAGGGAGACTTGAATAAGAATGAGGCATCCAAGAATAGCCTGGTAGAAGAGATGCACTACTACAGCGTAGCGGCATCGCTGCTGAAAGATAGCGGTATCAAGGCAAAGATCATCCGTTACTATTTGCCCATCATCAATAAAACTATCAACAAGTATCTGAACACAATGGACTTCTTTGCAAACTTTACGCTTGACGAAGAGTTCAACGAAACCATTAAGAGCAGACATCGTGACACTTTCTCGTACATGAGTTTCAGCGAAGGCGAAAAGATGCGTATTGATTTGGCTTTGCTACTTGCTTGGCGTGAGATTGCCCGCATTAAGAACAGCGCAAATACTAATCTACTCATCTTGGACGAGGTGTTTGATTCGTCACTCGACACCGCAGGAACCGAGGAGTTTATGAAGATTCTTTACTCCTTTGGTGTCAATGCAAATGTATTTGTGATCTCCCACAAGGCAGATCAGTTGGTAGATAAGTTTGAACATACCATGTTGTTTGAGAGGAAGAACAATTTCAGCAGGATTGCACTATGACAAACTTTCAAGAGAACTCATATGTGTTGGGAGATGCCTTTGACTATATGCCCAACATTCCATCGGAATCGGTAGACTTAGTATTCACTTCATGTCCTGACCTGTCCCAAACACCATTTAGCAAAGACGAGACTGACTCATATCGGCAGTTTCAGCAGAAAGCAATGCGAGAGTTTGCTCGTATTGTGAAACCTACTGGCTTTGTTGTGGTGTGCCAGACAGATCGCAGGGTGAACGGGTTCATTCTGTCGAACCATATGTGGTATGCACAATGCCTAGAGAACGAAGGATTGCGCCTGAAAGATTACAAGGTTGTGGTAAGAAACGAAGTGGGCAAGCGCGATATGTACTACTTCACTTTCCAACATATGCTCGTATACACAAGCGAGGGAGTGATTCACCGTAAGGGCGATTGGTTGCGCGACATTTATGTGGATCGGCAAGAGAAGGTACTGAATCAATCTGTGTGGTCGCAAGATTTCTGCAAGTATGTGATTGAGAATCTTACCAAGCCAGGTGATTTGGTTGTCGATCCATTCGCGGGGGTTGCTCCTGTTCTGCTTGCTGCCAGCACTACTGGGCGCAGATGGTGGGGATGCGAACTGGAAGAGAAGTTTTACGATCCAACATTCAGCCACTCCAAAACAACTCTTCCGCTATGAATAAACAAATTGATATGCAACAGGAACATGACTTTCTCAAAGCATTTCCTGCCCATGTTCTAATTCTCTCTCCCGTTAAGATTATTGGGGGAATATGGTACAAGAGAGATGATATGTACACTCCTTATGGGGGTGGAGATGTGAGCGGAGGAAAGGTAAGGCAGGCCATTAGTTTGTTGTATCCCTTACGAAATTTTCTCAAGGAACACACCAATGGGGTAGCGACTCACACACAGGTGCATTCTACCACAGGAGCAATTATTGCCAGAGTATGCAAGGAGTTAGAGATTCCTTGTGTCATCTGCATTGGTGGCAGTTCGCCAGAAACCATCGACAATCATCACATGATGCGATATGCAAAGTGGTTGGGTGCAGATATTCGTAATGTGTGCGGGACGGGAATGCACGGTCCTGTGCTTGCACGGATGCGGGAGATTGTAAAGTCTGAAAAACTATACGATGCAGTCTTTACTCACAACATCGAAAACAGAGAAGACGCAATCATTAATAGTATTGAACATCAGGTAGAAAATTTACCAGACGAGTTGGATCAGTTGGTGGTGCCTGTGGGTAGCGGGGTTCATTTTGCCGCCATTCTCAGAGGCATTCATCGGTACAATATAAATGTAGGCAAAGTAATTGGATTGTGTGTTGGGCCTAAACGAACCGAAAACATCAACAAATGGGTGAATCCAATGGCAGGATATCCTCTGCCAGAATATGAGTTGCATTGTCTAAATACGGTGTACGGAAAACCCCTTGTGGAAAAGATTGCAGATGGTACAATCCTTGACGATCTGTACGAAGCAAAAGCACACAAGTGGATGCGTGAGAACCTTGACTTAACAAAGCGTACTTGTTTTTGGATAGTTGGGCGCAGACTAAGCGAAACTGAAGTACAACAAAGAATGGAAGCATAATGGAAACGCTACAAGCACATAAAACTTTCTTTGAGAAGAACACGCATCTTCTCACCCATCCAGTAAATGTCACATTTGAAGAATTGTTAGAGATGGACGCAGACAAGTTCCGCGAGTGGGTTGTCAATATGCGTAACACAGTTGTGGATATTTGGGACAACAAGGGATGTCCTCCACGCATAGGAAAGATTGAAGAAGATATCATCGAAGAGTGGAACAAGATGGCGGAGTATCCAGTGAAGTCTTTTGAATTCGATGATGAACTAGAAAATATTGGCAAGGATGTGATTCTGAACAAAGCAAGACTTGGTTCTGAAGCGGATCAATGGTTCCCTACCATGATGAAGACTCGTATCAACTACAGCGAGAAGGATGATGGATATTCCATCTACGAACTATTTGCCGAAGATCAGTTTCTTGAACGCATGGTGAAGGGATCAATGCGACACTTCCGTAGAGACTCTCTCTATATGCACGCCTTGTCGTGCTTGCGTAACAATCCGAAGCCTGCTCTCGTATCTGTACCCGATGCAATGGCATGGATCAAGGCATTCCAAACCAACAAGGAAATCTTCAAGGGTTACGACTTCATGCTTGAACAGGTGAAGATTCGTGAGGGAAACAACACAGGATACTTTCAACTGAATCAGTCTGACATTTTGAATCTCACGCGAGAGCAGGTGCAGCAACTGAAAGATGAAGGGGTATTACAGTACCGACACTTCTCTACATTTGATGTGAGCGCCATGCCCGATGATAGGGTGTACACTATTCGCATTTACAACAAGGGTGAGCGTGTGTTCCCGAAGGGATTTGCTGCATTCCGTATCGGATACATTCAGGTGGCACACAACTTCCCACCGATGACTGCCAAATATCTGTACGAGCGGTTCACAGAACACGCCAAGGAGCAGGAGACTCCGCTTGTGATCTACGATCCTTCATCGGGGTGGGGTGGTCGTATTCTTGGCGCCATGAGTGTGCGCGATGATCGCAAAATTCATTACATTGGAACTGATCCAAATCCTGAACTGTACTACATTGATGAACACACAGGTAAAGAGCGTTCTCGTTACGCTGATGTTGCAGACTTCTACAATACCAAGACATACAGAGGCAATCCGTTCTTCAGCGAAACTAACACATACGAAATCTACAGACTAGGTTCTGAAGAGATTGGCAAAGATCCGCGTTTCAAGAAGTACAAAGGCAAGATCGACATGATCTTTACAAGTCCTCCGTACTTTAACCGCGAAGCCTATTCTAAGGACGAGAATCAATCGTACAAGAAGTACGGTTCCTCGTATGAGAGTTGGCGAGATGGATTCTTGCGCCCAACGCTAAAGACCTGTGCCGAGTTTCTGAAGCCTGATCGGTATTTGTTATGGAACATTGCCGATATCCAAATTGGAGGAGACTACCTTCCTCTTGAAGAAGATTCAAAAAGATTTCTTGAAGAGTTTGGACTTGTGTATAAATACAAGGTGAAGATGGCGATGGAATCTATGCCTGGACAGAATCGTCTTGACGAAGAGACAGGATTGCCCAAGTGTAAAAACTATTGCAAGATTAGTGGTGACTACATGAAGTACGAACCTGTTTATGTGTTTTACAAACCAAAGGAGAAATCATAATGGCAAAGAATAAGCATGAGAACGAGAATACCGAGAATACCGAGAATGCGGAAACAGTTGAATATCCACTTATAGCGGATTGGGTGTATGTTTGGTTGGATGCTGACGGTGGTATTCGTAATGCTAACTACACTTCATTTGGCGAAACTCCCAAGATACAGAGGTTTAATGGTTCTGCTTGCAAGCAGGCGTCAACCGATAATGCTGATCTGTTCTTGGTTCCAGTTCGTACTACGAAAGATTCATCACTCGGACGGAGCAATATCGTGCTATGTGAAGTGCAAACTGCCGATGGAACTCCTCACGCATCTAATGCTCGTGCTGATTTGTGTAAGTTTCTCAACAATTCAGCAAACACTGGCCTGAACGCTGTAAAGATTGGGTTTGAGCAGGATATCCTATTAATTGATCCTGACACCCGCCAGCCGTATCGTTGGCCAACTGGAAAGAACGAAAAGGGAGAAACCCAAGTGGTATTCCCTGGTCCGCAAGGCAGGTACTATGGTGGTTCTGGCGACTTTCAACGAGGCAGGGAACTGATTAATGCTTTCTACAATCGGTGTGCATGGCAAGGGAAGATTGCAATGCGTTCATACAATGCAGGAATCTGCTTGTCACAGTGGTCGTTTGTTATTCAAGAAACCGATCTACTGACTGCGTGTGACAATCTGATCATCTCTCGATATCTGTTGGAGAATGCGGCAGAAGGTCTAGACACGCCCCGTTGTGTGGTCAGTTATGCGCCAAAGAGTTTCCCTGGCACAGACTGGAATGGTAACGGATGCACCATTCGCCTGTACATGGACAACTACATTAAGTCTAGTGGAAATGCAGGACTTGCCAAAGCAATCTGCGAAACCATTGGAGAAGATCACCGCGAACACATGGTAGCATATGGTGCCGGCAACGAGCAACGCCTAGTTGGAAAGACTGGTGGAACCAGCGACTACAACAAGTTTACTTGGGGATTTGGCGATCATACTGCATCTTTGTCTGTGCCTACTGTTCCTTTGAACACGGATGCAGCACATCTGCTGTATATCGAAGATCGACGCCCAGGCGCCAACATAAATCCATATGCAGGGGTTCTTGCCCTTTCTCGTAGTCTTGTCAAGGCTATAACCTTGAAACCATCTGCAAAGAATGAGGCATTTCAACCTAAACTTGTGAATTGACTTGACTCGTATCTGATTCATCGTATACTTACGGTGAGATGAAAGACTACAACAAAACGCTTCAGCGAGCATATGGCTCCGAGCCAGTTTGGGGAGCAGCGTCTTGCGCTACAAAAGATGAGCAAGACTCTGCTCTCCAACGGGCTATTAATTGGTATTGGGGCAAAGGCACCAACCGAGACAAAAAGCGGTGGGTGTTAGACTACTGCAAGCATTCCAAGATGGATGCCGAAACAATCAAGTGCATTGCACAAAATGGCATCAAGAGTTATTCTGGCATAGGATATCTGTGTAGAATGCTCACCCGTGGCGCGCCGTTGCCAGATGAAACTAAACAGAAGATTACACGCGAGATTGGGGATATGAAGCGAACTGGTGCTGCCATCCTCGCCAAGCGTCAGGGCACCGCTATACCGTCCATTCAGGAGCGCACCGAACAGAAGTACCGCGAGTACTTGGGAGACATTGATGCTATTGTGGATTCGGTGGTAGACGCCTGCACAAACAAGAATGAAATGAAGTTTGATCCTGCCGGGTGGGCAACTACCCACGGAGTCAAGGCATTGCATTGCGGTAAAATTGCCAGTTACATTGAAACCACCTATCTGCAAGAGATGGCAACAGCATATGCAGGCAAAGACGAACAACTGGTCGAGGGATATTCTTTTCTGACCAGGCCGCGGTTCAAGAAACTCATACAAATGCTGTCTGAAACCGCCAATGCTTTCCGCACCTTTGCAGATGAAAAGCGATCTGAGCGGAAGCCTCGTAAGAAAAAGCAGAAGACTCCAAGCCAAATCACTAAGAAAATGAAATACTTGCCCGAGTCAAAGGAGTACGATATCAAAAGCATATCGCCAGAGAAGATCATTGGCAGTGAAATAGTGGTTGTGTTTAATGAGAAGTATCGTACACTAACTGTACTCTTTGCAAAAGATCCGCGTGGACTCAGCGTAAAGGGAACCACCGTTATCAACTATGACGAAACCAAGTCTGTATCCAAGAAACTCCGCAGGCCAAAAGATGTGCTGAACAAACTTACAGGGGTTCGTATGGTGCAAAACACGCTGAACTCCATCAAGACCAAACCCGCAAAGATAAGCGGGAGAATCAATGAGAACTGTATTCTCATTGGAGCCTACTAATGATTCTAATCGATAACAACCAAGTACTGTTAGGAAGTCTGTTCGCCCTTACGAAGGGCGATGCCGCTCAGTTTTCTGAAGATCTGTTACGGCATACGGTGCTAAACATCTATCGCACATATCGACAGAAGTTCCGAGATGCCGGCGAAATTGTTCTTTGCCATGAGGGTGGTAAGTGTTGGCGAAACTCTGTGTTTCCTCATTACAAAAAGAACAGAGCCAAGGCAAAGGCGTCTTCTGATGTTGATTGGAAGACAATCTACAGCATGATTGACGGAATCCGCGAAGAGATTCGTGATGTGTTTCCGTATCGCCATATGCGAGTGCCAGGAGCAGAGGCAGATGATGTGATCGCCATCTTGACCAAGCACCATTCTATTAACGAAAAGGTCATTATCGTTTCTAGCGACAAAGACTTTCAGCAGTTGCAAATTTACCCGAATGTTCGGCAATGGAGTCCTATTACAAAGGGATTTGTGGTGTGTAAGAATCCAACCGAGTTCTTAGTGAACCACATTCTTGGAGGAGACTCGGGTGACGGCATTCCGAATATCCTGTCGGACGATGATTGTTTCATTACTGACGGCAAGCGTCAGACGCCTCTGACTAGTAAGAAGTCTGCTGCTATTCAAGAGCAGATTCTTATTGTGGGTAATCTGTTTGATGGTACAGCAATTATGCCAGACAAAGTAAAAAGAAACTGGGATCGCAACCGCTGCATGGTGGACTTCAGATACATACCTATAGAGTTGGAGCAATCCATTCTGCAACACTATGCAGATTTCATTCCGATTCGTAGAGGAAATATCCTTTCATATTTAATGGAACACAAGATGAAAAATCTAGTTGAGGTTGCTTCGGAATTTTGACATGAGTAAAGAATGGAATAATTGGGATGATGCAGGTTCTTTTGAACGCTTTCACAAAGATCGCGGAATAAAGAAAAAGCAAAAGCGCGGAGATCGCCACTCACATAAGCAAAAGATGCGAGAAGCATCTTCTGATATTGAGCGTTACGAAGACGATTCGTTTGAGGATTATCGTGATGAGCGACCCCGCACCAAATAAACCAAATAAAAGCAAGAAAATTGTTGCAACAGGTGGTTGGGCAAAGGGAGGGGCGCCTGCTCGGCGTCCTTCTGCTCCAACACCTGAAGTAGGACCTCAACACCCACCTTCTCTACTGAATAAGGTAAAGAATGCGGTAGGGTCATACGCTTCACGCGGAATCACCCAAGATAAAAGGTGTGATGAAGAAACCAAGAAGGTTCGTTCAATCTCATGCCATGGAGACTCTGAAAGAGGAATTGCTCCTTGCGAGGCTAGACGAGACAGCAAGGCAGAAGAAGGAAGATTCTACTGCGGTGAGTGTGGTTGCGGAGACAGGGCAGCAACTTGGTTGAATGCCAAGCAGCCAGAAGACTACACCAAACTAGACTTTCCAAAAGTTGTTTGTCCTCTAAATATGCCTGGATTTTCAAACTATACTCCGGCATCGGAAGAAACTGTTGAGCGAAGAATGAAATATAACTTTACTCGAAAGGAGCAGATTGAACGGCAAGTAGACCTGACAATCAAGAAAACAGATGAGAAGAGTTAATCGTCCAACCCGAATCGATACTCGGCAAACACCATCGCCAAATAAACCTGCAATCAGTCAGGAAAGGCAAGTAAACTCTGCACCACCTACCCCACAGAATTCACAAAAATCTAAAGGTTGTGGTTGCAAGAAATCAAAGTGATTGTATATTTGACACACCCTACATAATGGAGACATATAATGAATGCTACTGCAACTGAAAATGAAACTGGTATGAAACTATCTCAAGAAACTCTCGCGGTTCTCAAGAACTTCGCCTCTCTGAACTCTAACATTCTCATTCGTCCAGGCAATACCATTGCCACCGTGACGCCTGTGAAGAATGTCATGGCTGAGGCAACCGTAGATGAAACCTTTGAAACCGAGTTTGGTATTTGGGACTTGAACAAATTTCTTGGTGTGATTTCTTTGTTCAAGGAACCGCTGCTGACTTTCGGAGAGAAGTCTGTGGTAATCTCTGATGCGGCTCGCAAGAACGCTCCGAGCGTGAACTACTACTACTGCGAACCTAGCCTGTTGACTGCTCCCAAGAAGAGCATTACTATGCCCGACATTCTTGTGTCATTCAAGTTGACCGCAGACAATGTTGCTGAGATCATGCGCGCCAGTTCGGCGCTACAAGTTGGTGACATCTCTGTGCGTGGCACAAAGGACAAGATTGAGGTTGTTGTGTTCGACAAGGCCGACAAGGGGTCCAACACTTATTCCATCGTTGTGGGAGAGAACAAGGCGAAGACCAAGTTCGATATCCACATGAAGGTTGACAATCTGAAACTCATGTCTGGTGATTATGATGTGCATATCAGCAAGAGCATTGTCGCCAAGTTCTCACATTGCAGCAAGGATTTGACTTACTTCGTTGCGCTTGAGGCAACTTCAAGTACTGCCTCTAAGGAGTAAACATGACTGCTACGGCAACCGAATACCTTTGGGTGGAGAAGTACCGCCCAAAGGTGATCGCGGATTGTATTCTTCCATCCACAATGAAAAAGACTTTCACCGATATGGTGGAGTCAGGAGAGGTACAAAACCTACTGCTATCAGGTGGTGCGGGATGCGGAAAGACTACGGTTGCCCGTGCCTTGTGCAGCGAACTAGATACCGATTGCATCATTGTTAACTGTTCAGAAGACGGAAACATTGATACTCTCCGTACTCGCATCCGAAACTTTGCTAGTACGGTATCCATGTCAGGCAACAAGAAGGTTGTGATTCTTGACGAGTTTGATTACTCGAATGCTCAAAGCACACAGCCTGCTCTGCGCGGATTCATGGAAGAGTTCAGCGCGAACTGCCGGTTCATCCTGACTTGCAATTTCAAGAACAGGATCATTGAACCGCTGCACTCGCGGTGTACTTGCATTAACTTCCAAATCCCAACCAAAGAACGCCCTACACTCGCCAAGCAAATGCTTCAGCGAGTCAAAGGCATCTTGGATGCCGAAGGTGTCGCATACGATGACAAGGTGCTTGTAGAACTCATAATGAAGCACTTTCCCGATTTCCGCCGCATCTTGAATGAGTTGCAGCGGTATTCGGTGTCTGGCAAGATTGATGTTGGTATTTTGATCCAACTTGGTGAGATCAAGATCAAGGAACTCATCTCTGCCTTGAAGGGTAAGGACTTTACATCGGTTCGCAAGTGGGTTGTAGAGAACTCTGATGCTGATTCAGCATCTCTGTTCCGCAAGATTTACGAGTCCATGTACGATTGCTTTGCTCCGTCTAGCATTCCGAAGTTGGTTCTGATTCTGGCAGAGTACCAGTATAAGGCAGCATTCGTTGCCGATGCAGAAATCAACATGACTGCTTGCCTCACCGAGATTATGATGGAGTGCGAGTTCAAATGAGCATGAGGCCTATTGGTAAGTGGGTTGCTGTACGCACCGATCTCGGCAAAGAGAAAAAAACCGAGAGTGGAATCATCTACAAGGATGATAAGACCAAGGGCCACTTTGTACTTGCTGAAGTGGTTGCGGTTGGATATGGAATCACCGAGGATATTCGTGTGGGAGATACGGTGTATTGGGAGTTGGCTGTCAACCATGATAATCACTACGGTGATCTAGACTTGGTGCATCAAGATCACATAGCATTGGTGGTGCGAGATGACGCTTAAACTCACAGACTATCTGAACGCCATCAATGTCAACAAGGAGTTGAAAGATGTCAAAGATTGAACTGATGCAAGGTGATTGTTTGGAGAAGATGAAGGATATTCCTGATGGGAGTGTTGATTTGGTATTCACATCTCCACCGTATTTTAACGCCAGAGAATATTCGACTTTTGATTCGTATGAATATTATTTAGATTTTATTGGGAATTTTATGTTACAGACATTTCGTGTTTTATCCGAAGATGGTTTTTTTGTTTTCAATACATCACCAATATTGGTTAAAAGAAAGTCAAGAAACGCTGAAAGCAGTAGATTGCCAATCCCATTTGATGCATTTAATTTAGCCCAAAACAGCGGGTTCAAATATATTGATGATATTATATGGGAGAAACCAGATGGTGCAAGCAATAGGGCAATAAAATTTGCACACCATCGCAGACCAATGGCATATAAACCATTTACGATAACTGAATATCTGTTTGTTTTTAGGAAAAAAGATGCCCCCCTTATTGATAAGGGAATAAGAAAACATAGTGATGAAACGATTCAGCAATCACTGATAACTGGTAAATATGAGAGGACAAATATATGGCGATTGTCTCCTGTAAGAGTTAAGGGACACCCCGCACCATTTCCTGTCTTATTGTCAGATAGAGTTATCCAGTATTACTCTTATTGTGGAGATTCGGTTCTTGACCCATTTATGGGTTCAGGAAGCACAGGAATATCTTGTAGAAACCTCAACCGCAATTTCATCGGCATTGAACTTGATCCAGAGTATTTCAAAATTGCAGAAGCACGGATCAAGGAAGCCGTTCCACAAACTTGAGGAACACGCATGACCTACAGACTGTCTGATTATCTGAACGCCATCAATGTCAACAAGAACTCGTTGTGTGATGAAGAGTATGCTGAGAGGGGATATGTTCCGTTCTTAGTGAACCGAGGACTGTCTTACTTTCCCGATACCATCATGCAAGCAAACGAGATGAATCGTTATGGTTCTCTGCGTAAGCGAATGCAGTTTGATTTTCTGCGGCATAGCATCCGCTCTAGGAAACGGTTCAGCAAGTGGTTTAAGGCAGAAGAAGCAGAAAATCTGGCATCTATCAAAGAGCGGTATGGGTGTTCTGACGCCAAGGCAAAAGAGATCATGCGAGTGCTGACACCCGAACAGGTTGCGAACATTGTTCGCTCTACCTATCGGGGTGGTGTCTAAGTTAGCCGGTTCCTACATATCTGGAAAACATGAAGCATACTCATTGGCATGGAGTGCATAAGCATGGAACACCAACCGAAGATTACTGTTGAAGAACTAGTAGAGATCACGCTGGCAAAGCCAGACGATTTCCTAAAGGTAAAAGAAACTCTGACCCGCATTGGGATTTCCTCTAAAACCGAAAAGAAACTATATCAGTCTTGCCATATTCTACACAAGCGAGGCAAATACTACATCGTTCATTTCAAAGAACTGTTTGCGCTTGACGGTCTTCCATCAACTCTAACAGAAGCAGACATTGCCAGACGCAATACGATTGTAACTCTGTTGGATGATTGGGGACTGCTGAAGATTGTGAACCCCACACAAGTTGCAAGTGTTGCATCGGGTCTTGCTCAAATCAAGATTATTCCACACAAGGAAAAGGGAGATTGGGAACTGGTTCCCAAATATCATATCGGCAAAAAGTTCTAAGAGAGTGACATGAAAATTGACCTTCGTAATGTACAAACTAGATGGATCAATCTAGACCGAGCAACTTTAAATGCCAAGCAAATGATTGAGCAATTTGATCGCTTGGGATTCACTTCGCATATACGAATCCCAGGCCGAATCATTCCACCACCAAAAGACCTGTCCGCCGCCAGACTCAGAGCGTTTGGCAAACACTACATGGGATGTGGACAAGCGCACATTGATGCCTTGCTATCAGCAAGCAAGGGATCTGTTCTTGTGTTGGAGGACGATGCTCTTGCAACTGAAGCATTCGTACCTGTGATAGAAGTGCCAAATGATACTGATGCCGTGTATCTTGGTATTTCTCATGGAAATAAGAATCAAGCAATTGTTGACTTGAACAATGGATGGTACAGAATCTTCGGTATGCTCGCAGCACACGCAGTACTGTATGTGTCCGAAAGATACAAGAACTATGCAGTAGACATAGCGCATATGTGTTTGTACACCAAGAAAATTCCTATGGATAATGGATTTGCCGCAGCACAGAGTAAGTTTAAAGTGATTGCTGCCTCTACCCCAATGTTCATACAGTCCGCCGAACGGGAAAGCCAAAACAAATGGCAAAGTCTTACTGATCGTCCACTTGTTCCGACTCATGTGCAAGCATTGAATGAACTGATTCCTATTCCCCCCTATTCCCTCTAAGTAATGGAGACACAATGAAATTTGGTTTTTATCAACTGTATGCGAACGCATCACTTCCCACATACGCAACTGAACATTCCGCTTGTTTTGATTTGGCAGCACACCTGATTGATGCAGAGGGAAATTTCAGAATGATAAAGTCGGTCGATCAAAATAATGTCATCATCGATGATCAGCAGTTGGATCCGATCCTACTGCGCTGGTGGCCACGCTATGATAAGAACATACTGATTTCTCCAGGCACTACAGTTCTTATTCCAACTGGACTAATCGCCAAGATTCCTAGTGGGTATTCTGTTCGAGTGCATATGAGATCAAGTGTTGCACTAAAGCGTGGACTTATTCTGCCGAACGGAGAAGGTATCATTGATGCAGACTACTTTGATGAGGTGTTCTTGATGGTCAGGAACATATCAAGTACCACGGTTACTGTGAAACATGGCGAAAGAATCTGTCAGGGAGAACTCGTACAAAATGTACGGTTCCCGATAGAACATATACATACTAGACCCGAACAAACCACAGATCGTATAGGTGGGTTTGGATCAACAGGAAGGTGATTACATTATGACTCGTGATGAACTATTAGCATGGCACAAAACAATCTGCGAATCTGGCCGCACCCTTATGGATGCAAAGAACCGAGACTACGCAGGCAATGACGGACTAGAACCGTTCGCAAACTTCACAAGAGTAGAATCAATGGGCATCTGCTCCACCGAACAGGGATTCTTGGTTCGTCTTACCGACAAAATGAGCAGACTCAGTTCTTTTGTTGAGTCTGGTAAACTTCATGTTTCCAATGAAAGTTTCATGGATACTTGTGTGGATGTAATTAACTACATGGTTCTGTTAAGTGCTTACTTGAAAGAGAAAGAGAGAGTACAAAATGGCAAGTGATGATCGCATTTTCATTCAGATTGCAGCGTATCGTGATCCTGAACTGGTTCCCACCATCAAGGACTGCTTAGACAAGGCCAAATATCCTGAACGCCTACGCTTTGGAATTTGCTGGCAGCATGAGTCTAAAGATCCATGGGACTCGGAACTATTAGAGTTCAAGAAAGATTCTCGCTTCAAGATCATTGATGTTCCATGGAGTCAAAGCAAGGGAGCGTGTTGGGCACGCAACTCTATTCAAGAGCAACTGTACGATGGAGAGGAATACACTCTTCAACTGGACTCGCATCATCGTTTTGCCCAAGATTGGGACGAGGCTCTGATCGGGTGGATCAAGGAGTTGCAGGCCAAAGGACACAAGAAACCACTTCTTACTAGTTATGTGTGTTCTTTTAATCCTGCGAAGCACCGCGGCCGTCAGCATGATGATATCTTAGAAAAGGATGTTGCACTATACTTGGAGTTTGACCGTTTTACCCCCGAGGGATGCGTGTTCTTTAAGCCGCACTACATTGATGGTACTTGCTACTGGGCAGGCAATGGAAAAGGATATACGGAGTTGACTTCTCCTATTCCTTGCCGATTCTTCTCTGCTCATTTTGCTTTCACTATTGGAGACATGGTGCGAGAAGTTCCGCATGATCCCAACTACTACTTTCACGGAGAAGAGATTTCATTGGCAATGCGGTGTTTTACTCATGGATATGATCTGTTCACCCCACACAGAAATGTGGTGTGGCATGAATATACCCGCGACTATAGAACTCATAAGCATTGGGTAGATCATGTCGATCAGAACAAAGATAAACTAGTTGATGGCATGAATTGGGTTGAGCGCAATAATATCTGCCATCATCGAAACCGAGTCCTGTTTGAAATGGAAACAGATTCAAACATCGTGTTTGGTAAGTATGGAATTGGAACTGAGAGAACTCTTCAGCAGTATGAAGAGTATTCTCAACTGGATTTCAAGAACCGTTGCGAGCGACTGCCAGAAGGTAAGATTAGAAATGCTACACTATTGAGTTGGGAAGAAAAGCAGTTTCATCAAGCGAGCGACCTAGAATTTGTTGTGTGTGCTATTCACAATGATGCCAATGATACTCTTTGGCGAGAAGACTTCAGACCCAATACAAGGCCTATCATGTGGGACAAGTCTATCAAGTCTAAGGACGATCTCCGCGAAGGGCACTCTAAACTGGCAGTATCTTTTGTGAGTCCTGTGGATAGCAACCCCTCTAAGTTTGTTCTCTGGCCTTATAGTAAGTCCAAAGGATGGCTCAATAGAATTGAGAAACCAATTTCTTTAGGATATTGAGTCAATCTTGGAGTAAACTATGTCCTCACTCACAATCGTAAGTGGGCTAATCAATATCGGCCGGGGAGAGATGGGAACATCTTTCTCACGATCATTTGATCATTACAAGGAAACCTTTGGCAAGTTGCTTCGGGCAGTAAAATGTCCGATGATGCTGTTTATCAGTCCTGATTTGGAAGAGTTTGTTTGGCAGAACAGAGACAGAGGCAACACTACTCTGCGGTATGTAACCGCTGAAGATTTGCGTACCAAAATGCCTTTCTACAATCAGATACAGAAGATCAGGACAGATCCCAAGTGGTATGAACAGAAAGGATGGTTGGCCGAAAGCACACAAGCACGCCTAGACCTTTACAATCCGTTGGTGATGTCCAAGATGTTTTGGTTGAACGACACCACAATTTTCAACCCATATAATACAAAGTATTTTCTTTGGTTAGATGGTGGTATTGTTAATACTGTTCACGATGGTTTATTTGGATCTCGTTTTGAAAGTGAAGTCGTGAAGTATATGGAAGATGGCGCGCTGTTTCTATGTTTCCCATACGAACCTGATGGAGAGATACACGGATTCAAGTCTTCTGCGATGAATGACTTCGCTCGCGGAGCCAAAGTGGTTCGTGTAGCGCGAGGCGGATTGTTTGGAGGAAGTAAAGAAGACATCAACAAACTAAACGCACGCTACTATTCCTACCTAAGTGATAGTCTGAACAAAGGCCTGATGGGTACTGAAGAGAGTATTTTCACCCTGCTGACATACAATCATCCTGATTTGTGTAATTACGAGATGATTGGTTCCAATGGACTAATTGCGCCGTGGATAGAGAAGATCACCAAAGAGCCTAGAGAAAGTAGAAAGAATACTAAACTATGCACATTCTCTGTATGTTTCAATCTGCCAGAGCAGTTTTCTTTGTGGGTTGCGTCCATGGAAAATCATGCATCTATATTCAAGGCTGCCACCAAGTATGTGATTAACAACTCAACCGATTCAAAGACTGATGACAAATTCAGGAAAATCTTTGTCAATAACTCGATGATAGAGATAAAGAAGCCAAATAATCTTGGAATATGTGGAGCAAGACAGTTGAGTGCAGAGATGTTTGATGAGTCTGAGCATGAATACATGGTCTTCTTTGAAGATGATATGCTTCTGTGCGGAAGTTCTGATCTACCATGCAAAAACGGGTTGATTCGCTACGATAAGAAACTATTTCAGAAGTGCATGAGCATCATGGAGAAGGAGTCCTTGGATTACCTGAAGTTGTCGTTCAGCGAGTTCTTCGGAGACAACCACCTGAACTGGTCATGGCATAATCTTCCAATGGATAAAAAGGAAGAGTTCTTTCCAGGTCCACAGATCAAGGGAGTGTGCAACAAGACCAAGATTCACTACACAGGATCGGTGGAAGGACTTTCATACGCTGTTGGAGACTTTCACTACTGCAACTGGCCAGTCATGTTCAACAAGCAAGGAAACCGAAAGGTGTTCTTGGACATCAAATGGGCGTATCCACATGAGCAAACATGGATGAGTCACGCTCATCAACTAATTAGTGCGGGAAACCTGAAGGTTGGTTGTCTGTTGGCAACTCCAATCAATCACAATCGGGTTCACCATTATGATGGATCAATTAGAAAAGAAAATGCAGGATGAATCCTCGCCGTAGATGGTCAAGCATTGTCCCATGACCACCGCCACCACGACTATCCCCGCCTCCGTCAGAGCAAACATTGCATTCTATGGTTCTCACAACTCAGCAGTTGCTGTTGAACATGATGGAAAACTAGTAACTGTGATTGAGATGGAGAGATTTCTCACAGTAAAGAATGCAGGATACTCCCAATATCTTACATCTTACAGTAGACCATATCTTCTTACCCATGTCTTGCAGTACATCAAAGAGCAACATGGAATAGAAGAGTACGATACCTGTTACTTTATGAACACCGATAGTATAGAAGGATCAGAAAAGGTGTTCTATCAAAATCGGATTCCTGCCAAAGAGTATAAGGAATGTTTGCATCACGAATCCCATGCGGCGTGCGCGTTCTATCAAACAGATTATGATAAGGCGCTGATTGTTTCGTTTGATGGTGGAGGAAACGATGGTTTCTTCAATGTCTATCACGCATCTGATAGAAACACAATGACTCTAGTGAAGAAGATCAACCTAGACATGGGGTTCCCGTATATGTCTTTCGGAGATTATCTTGGAGATATCCGCAAAGAACCTGCCTTGAACATTGGTAACTTGGTGTACTCTGGCAAAATCATGGGACTTTGCTCGTATGGAACTGCGAACCATAAATGGCTTCCTCATTTTGAAAACTATTACAGAGCAAGACCTCATGGACAGAACTATCTGCATCTTCTCACAGAATTAGGACAACAAACAGGACTAACATTCGATACCAATGCTAGAATGAACGGACAACTTGGATGGGATGTTGCCAAGACTTCTCAGATTGCTTTCGAGAATGTGTTCATGGAAAACATGGCGTCAATCTTTGCCGAGTATCCTGATATTCCTGTGCTTATGGTTGGAGGTTGTGCATTGAACATCCTATTGAATACCAAACTACAGCAAGAACTTGGAAGACCCGTATTCGTTCCTCCAAATCCAAACGATTGCGGTCTTGCAGTAGGAATGATTCTCAATCACATGAAACCAAAAACTGCCGTTGATGTGACATATGCGGGAGTCGAAGTGATCGACAGAAATGTTCTCATGTCTCATGTGGAAGACCGATGGGCAGAATCATTGGAAACAACCAAATTGGTGGGCGATCTTGCAAGAGGCAAAATTGTTGGAGTTGTTCGTGGAAACTCCGAGCATGGCCCTAGAGCATTGGGAAATCGAAGCATTCTTTGCAATCCTGCTTTTCCTGCCATGAAGGATATACTGAATGCCAAGGTAAAGAACAGAGAATGGTACAGACCATTTGCTCCAGTATGCCGATTGGAAGATGCTTCCAAATACTTTGACATGAATTGGGAATCGCGGTGGATGAGTTTCTGTCCTACGGTAAAGCCGGAGTGGAGAGAAAAACTGGTATCAATCACCCATGTGGATGGAACAGCAAGAGTTCAAACTGTAACGCAGGAGCAAAATCCTTGGCTTTACAACTTACTTACCGAGTTTGAGAAGAAAACAGGCATCGGAGTGTTACTGAACACTTCGTTCAATGTGAATGGAAAGCCAATACTTTCTAAATATGCGGACGCATTGCTTGTATATGATAAGACACAACTAGATTGCTTAGTTCTGGCAGACTTTTACTTCAGAAAGGACAGGGGTAAGTATGGGTAATCGCCGCCGTGTTCGTGGCGCCTGGCGCCGCAAAAATGACCGTGCGGGGCCCGGCCGCGCCAGATATCTCCCTCCAGCCACAGACACAGAGAAAGCCGAGCAGATAAAAGAGTCCGTACCAAAGCAAACTTTTACTTCAGAAAAGATAGGAAGGAGTAACACGAACATTCTGATTAACACCATATGCTTTATCAATCGAGACAAGCCGGGCGCAGAGATTTATCTCAAGTATGCTCAAAGACTGGCAAATGATGTACTCCAAAAAACACCATACGATTTTCGCATCTGTACAAATGAGCCAGAGGCGTTTGATAAAGTAGTAAAAGATTCTAACGGTAGAGTGTCAGTACTACATGATGATCTGCGGAACAATAGAGTATGGGTGAGTTATTCAGGAATGACATTCAATCAACTACTGAAGCATATTGCGTTCAGGGAAGTTGATTCTCGTTATGATTGGGCGATGTATGTTGATTGTGATATCGGAATCATAGCCCCCATGAGACTAGATTTGATCAAATCTATGATATCCAACATGGAATCGGTTGGAGAAGATGCATTAGGTGCAATTAGTCATGGCAAAGTCAGACCTTTAGTTGAACGATATGAGGAATGGCTGACCCATAAGCACGACAGAGAACCGTATTCGTGGGAACACCTCTTTGCACCCAAGTTTAAATTTTACGAAGTTAGCACCACTAGTTCCTCAGATGATTGGCTAGAGGCATATCCTCCACAGGAGCATTTGTTCATGCTGCGAAACAATGAGAAACTTCCTTTGTTTTACGAACACTTCAAGCAGTTTTGCAAGAAGTTCGAGACTCAAGATAGAGTAGATGAAACTGGAACATTTGTTCCATTTCAAACAGCAGACATGGAGGCGTTTGAGATTGGAGTTTCTGCCAGCCTTGCAGGATATAAGTGGAAAAACTTAGACAGTTGGATTCATCACGATGTGTTGGGATTCAAGTTTAATGGAAACAACTGGGAGCGTATAAAACTATGAAGAGGGTGAAGGTGTGTTGCAACTGGACCTCTACTGAGGAGGTAACAAAAAGATTATTGCTTCAGTTTGGACACCACAGATTTATCCCTGTTGAGTTTGTCCATGATAACTCATATGATGTGCTGTTTATTCTTGGTCATATAGACCATTCAGCAGGCGATTGGGGTTCTCGACCTGCTTATTTGTTCCCACAAGAACCATCATGGTCGGGAAACTATCAGCATTCATTTATGGGTGTCAAAAATCTTACAGTTTATGGATATCGTGATGCCGAGCATACTGTATCAGATTCTGTTAGGATCATCCCGATGCACTCTTTGATGTTTTATGGTGGGTGTGGTCCTCACCGCGAGGGATGGGGCACATGGTGCTATAAGAATCTACATAACCTGAAAGGACCCAAGAATAGATTCATGTCTTCTATCGTTTCTTCACTATCCAATAATTATGGAAGCAAGTGTTTGTATCCACAAAGATTTAGTCTAGCCAACAGATTGCGGGACGAAGTAGATTTGGGAATAGATGCGGGTGGGTGGGATAAGAAAATTGATGGATTGCGAGAGTACAAGTTTTCTCTTGCCATAGAAAACAGTAATGAGCGAGACTATGTTTCTGAAAAGTTTCACGACTGCATTTTATCAAACACCATACCAATCTACTTTGGATGCAAGAATATCAGAGATATCTACCCTAGTGGTGGATACATCTTGCTTGATGATATCAAAGATCATGCAGCAGTTATTGCTCAACTTGCTCATATTAGAGATCATGCAGATGAGATATACCGTGCAAATTTACAAGGATTGTTAGAAGTGAAGCGTAAGTTTCTAGAAGAGAATAACCCCCTTGCGTTCATGTTGGCTTTACTCAAAACTGGCATTTAGATGCATACCTATAACCGATGGATTTAAGATTTGGCATGCCAATTTTGTGAGATTCTGCAAATCTTTATTGATTGTATGGATAGTGGTGATATACTAATAGTATGATTCGTCGCCTTCTACTTGTATCGATTGCCTTGTTTGCCGTTGTTTTCGTTTCTTGGTCTGCACCCTCTGTTGCTCTCGTATGCCCACTCTTTGAGGCTATTGGCGTCGGATGCAATTGCTGTACCCTGTGTAACTCCGCTAGTAATAGCGAAAGTGGTAGCGAGCATCCGACAC